TACGTCGCTGCCCGCCTCAGCGGTAGATCCCACAGCCAAGCTCTGGGGATACTTGGTGTGTACGGAGGAGATGACGGTCTCACACCTGATATACCAGAATCCGACTACAAACGAGCCGCCGAGTTATTCGGAGTCAAACTCAAGTTTGAGGTCCGCACCCCTGGCCAATCAGTGGTGTTCCTATCCAGACAATTCCTGGATCCTTGGACAACCCCGAACTCTATCACAGACCTCCAGCGAGCAGTCCGGAAGTGTCACGTTCAGTGTAACCGCGGATATACACCCGAGGCCGCCCTCATCAACCGCGCGCTCGGTTATCTGGTGACTGATTCCCAGACTCCTGTCCTTTCTAATTGGGCACATGCGGTTCTCCGGATTTGCGGCGATCAGGCACCGTTCATTCCTACCGAGCGGTCCTACCTATCGCTGGAAGGGGTTAGTCCTCCTCAGTTCCCAGCAAACAATTGGCTGGTCCGTCGCATCGCGTGTGAGTCCCTCGAGGTCGACTCCGTGGTGCTTGACAAGATTTGTGAGGAGTTGGACAATGCGAACACCCTGGCGGACTTTCCTACTGGGTACCTGGAGCACTTGCGCCCGCAAGTCAAAGTGTCCAGTGTTTGGCGTGGTACTGTATACAACCTCGATACAGACCCGGTTGAGCAACAAAATGAGCAGCAAACCCAGCGGCAAGCAGAGAGTGATGCCCAATCGCCAGCGTCGCCGTCGCCGTCAGGTGGCGGGCGGGCCGACGCTAGGCTTGGGCGCCCCAAGCGTAACCGCGGTCTCGCGCAATCAGCTGACTCGTCTCCGCGTTCCCGCCGACACGATCAGATTTTCAAACCGCGAGTTAATAACCGCTTGGAATGTGCCGAGCAATCAGCGAGCGACCCTTGCGTTAGACTTGAGTCCGCAGAATCTTCCCTGGTTGAAGAACGTCGCCGCGAACTATGCGCTGGTGAAATGGCACCGCGTGCGGATCATTTGGCCCGCGGGCGTACCCACCACCGACGCCGGACAAGTTGGAACCAGCTTCGTAGCCGGCAGAACAGTGACGTGGACACTGGCAGCCAACGTGTCTCCGATGAGCCTCGTCAACGGAACGCGATGCTGCGCAGTCACCCCCGTATGGGAGCCCCACAGTCTCGAGGTGCCACAGCACCTCCTGTCGAGACTCCCATGGTACGACAACGACACGGGCAGCGGCGCCAGCGCGAATTCCCAGACCGCACTCGTCCCAGGTTCAATCGTGTGCGCGTGCACGTGGACCGGGATCACCGCTCGAGCAACTAACGTGACAGAAGTAGCGCCTCCAGGAGTTTGGATTGAGTACGACGTCTCACTTCGGGAGCCTGTTTGCCCAGCTGTGGCATGACCGATCCCCTAGTCAAGACTATCTCAATGCCCTCCGGAGTGCCTCCGGCGGCTAACCCGCCCCCTACAACCACCATCACGGTGGGGCCAACTACAATCTCTGGTTGAGTCTTCTCCCAGAGCGGCCTGCCCCACC